TACCGGACACCTGCACGACTTCTAGCACCAGGGCATCTCCTGCTGCGAACGACCCGTTCTGGATGTCCTGCCCGATGTACCACTGGTTCGCGTTGACGAGCGACAGGTCCGACACGTTCAGGGCCTGGATGCCCTTGCGTGCCCGGACGATGCAACCGGTCCCACCGATACGGAACCCTCGGGTGGCTTCCACGGTGCAGGGGTACGGCGCACGCCACACCACCACGTCGAGGACGCCGATACCGTCGGGGTCGGTGACCACGGTGCCGCGTTCGAACTTCGTCGAGGCGGCATCCAGTTCTTCGATGGCGTCCTGCACGTTCGTGGCTGCGATGGTCCCGCTGGGTTGGAACGTCACCTGCTCCCCCACTGCGGCGGATGCCGCCAACCCAACGGGGTCGTCCGCACCGACGACAGACACCAACTTCACGTCCAGGACCAGCGTTAGCTCACGTGGGATGGGCGTCGACTGCACCAGCCAGACCGAATCATCGGGCAGTCGCAGGTGGTCACCGAGCCGGATGTCGGTGGTCTTCGGAACGGTCACCGTCGTGACCATCGTCGGCCTCAGCCACGTGTCTTCCAGCTGAAGGCCGATAGCCCGCTGCACCATCTTCATCGGGACGCCAGTCGCGACAGCGACCCAAGAACGCTCGCGCTGGCCCATCCCGTCGTCGACGTACTGCGGACGTTCAACCGTGCAGGTCTGACCGAGGAAGTCGAAGACCGTGGCTTCGATACCCGCCTGGTCGGTATCCGACAGGTAGGTCACCTAGGGACCCCACTGTTCGTTCACCGGGAGCCAGTTGTGGGTCTGCGGGTACATATCCCGCCGGGTCAGTTCGGTGTTCGTGACGCGGCCCCGTCGTCGGAAGCGGTCGGCCATCTCCAACAGGTTCGCAATCTTCTGGCTGCGCTGATAGCTGCCCGAGCCGTCGCTGAAGTCGAACTCCAACTTCAGGTGGTCGGCCCACGCTTCCAGCACGTCGGATGCCGCGAGGTTCGTGTCGTAGGTGTAGCCGTGGATGTAGACGGTGGTGTCGATGTTCGGCGGCACCGCCAAACGCCAGTACCCCTCGGCGGGTAGCGCGACCGACAGGGCGTAGGGACTGACGCCGTCGTGCAGCACCGCATCGGCACCCCACCACCGGACATCGGTGAAGACCTCACCTTCTTCCGTGGCGTCCAGGACGCCGTCGTCCACTTCTTCCCGGCGGTCCGTCAGGAAGACCTTGATGTCGGCGAGGGACAGCCCGCCCCCACCAACGACAGCCCCGCCGTTCAGCGTGACCCCGCACGTGCGGAGCACCTGCTGAACGACAGGGTCATCGTCAGCAAGAACGGGTGGCCCGAAGACCAGTGCCACCCGTCCTCCCTTCCTGTTACGGAACCAGCGTGTAGGTGAACGTCGAGAGCAACTGCGGGTACACCGTCTTCGCACCGAAGACGTACAGACCACGCAGCGCGTCCGCGAACAGGGTGTCGGGCCGGTACGCCTCCGTCCGCAGAATCTGCTCTGCGAACGAATACGCCATCGGGTGCCCGGCGATAACCGTGTTGTTGGAGGGCGAGTTGTTGGTCTGGTACACGTCGAACCCTGCGATACGACCCACCAGGCCGTTCGCCAGGATGTTGTCACCCGTGGGCGTGGCGTGGAGGAAACGGTCGTCCTTCAGGATGGTCGCGTAGAAGTCGGGCGGTAGGACAATCCACCGACCTTCGAGCGGGCAGTTGTTCTGGGACAGCTTCGTCCCCATGTCCACGATGCGCTCGTAGCCCTCATCGTTGGAGATGTCGACGGTCAACGCACCGAACTTGTTCCCGGCCAGAGCGTCGGTCGTCATCGCGGTCGCGATGTATTTGTCCGACTTGTCGCGAAGGCCCCACGCCGCCGTCCGGGACGACTCGTCCATCAGCTTCGGGAACGACTGCACCGCGTCGATGTCGTCGATGGCGAAGTTGAAGTAGAACGCCTGGTCGATGGTCAGGACCGTCTCGTTGTCGGTCAATGCGTCTGGTGCCGCGATGGGTGTGTCCTTGGTGTACGTCTTGATGGTCACCGGAGACACACCGATGATGTGGACCGTGTCGCCGAAGTCCCGGATGTCGCCCTCGTAATCACGGTTCACGATGCCCGGCGCGCCATAGACGTGCGCGTTGAGCAGGTTCGCCTTGATTCGGGCCGCCCAGACTTCGGGTTGGGCCTTGGTGATGGACATGGACCCTCCTAACGGCGGATGTGCTTCGTGCCCCTAGTACCGGTCCCCTGTGCTTCTAGCACCGGCTGGACCTCAGCCCATCGCTCGTTGATTTCGTCGGATGTCATCCCTTCGATGTCATCCATCGTCAGCTGCCCCGGCTTGGAAGCAGGCTGGGTCGTCGACGAGTTCGAGGGTGCCGCTGCCTGCTTGCGCGTGTTGGGCTGCGCCTTCAGGTAGGGGCGGTCCACGATGAGGTCTTCCAACAGGTCCCCGATGTTCATGGGCCTGTCGCCGTCGTAATCGACCGAGTCCTTGTCCAACAACCGGAACGCGGCGTCGGGGTCAACGATGTCCAGCTTCTGCGCCTTCAACATGACCTCGTTCTGCAAGCGAAGGGTCTTCGCGTTCCCTTCGGCTACCTGCAACCGGGCCTGCTGTTCGGCCACCTTGTCCATCGCTTTCTGCATCTCGGACTTGCCCTCGTCGTCCTTTACCTGAAGCGCGTCCTGCGCGTCCTTCAGCTGCTTCTGCGCGTCCTTCAGCGCAGTGCGGAACTTCGCGGCGTCATCCCGTGCCCGACGTAACTCGTTCTCGGCGGCACCACCTGCATTGTTCGGCAGCGCAGCCGTGTCCTGCACGTTCGCGCTGGTTGCCGTGGTGGTATTCGTCGAGTGCTGCTGTTCCGCCGACGTGTCCTGCGCGTCGGGGGTGGGGTCCTGCCCCGGTGTATCCTCTGGCATCTCGCCCTCCTTCTACCAGGGCGGATGATACCTACCTTCGTCCCGGTGTTCCATCGGGCAGAGACTGTTTCCACTTGGCCCACTTCTGATACGACTTCGCGTGGAAGACCTGTTCCTGGTACCAACGAGCGTCGGCGGGGTCCATCCGCTTCAGCGCGGCGTCGACCGCGGGCCAGTCCTTGTGCGCCATCGCACGCTCGAAGTCGTCTTCGGGGTCGTTCACAGGTACCGCTCCCTCGTCAGGAAGTCCAGATGGCCGTCGATGGACTTCTTCGTGTGGTCGACGAAGCGACCGTGGTGCTTGCGCCGGTACAACTCGACCTTGTGCTTCAGCCACGTCGACCGCTTGCCGAGCGGTATGTTCATCAGGTCGTACGCCAGCTGCGCACCGGGGGACCCTAGCTGGGACTGCGCATCGCCGTTCCAGGGGTACTCGATGCCTTCCGCGATGGCGTCCAACGCCTGCACCGACAGGTTGTAGCCCTTCGTCGTGTCGTGGTTGACGACATCGCGGGCGAACGCCTCGTTGTAGTTGTAGGACTTCGACGCCGATTGCAGCATCACGGTCCACCGACGCGCCAACAGGTCGGCGGGACCTTCCTCCAACCAGGAATACAGCTGGTAGTCGTCGGGGTCGGTCGTCTGATGGTCGCTGAAGCTGTGCAACAACTCATGGACGACCGTGTGCAACTGGCGGACACGCATCATCGCCTGCCAGTCCGGGTCGTCCAGATGCGTCTTCTCCTTGGCGAACACCTGCGTGTTGAACCAGATACCGGACGCCCAGTGCTTCACACCAGCGGGCGGTGGGTCACCGAACTCGGGCCACGGTTCGCCGACTTCGAACAGGCCGTTCCAGTTGGACTTCAGCCCGCTTCGGGCGAGGAAGCGGTACACCCAAGGCACGTCCCTGCGGACGACGCGGGCGACCCGCTGCTTCTCGGCGGTATCAGCGAAGGTCATATGGGACGTGTCGACCTCCCAGCCCTTCGGGATGGCGGTCTGCGACGTGGTGCGGACCCACTTCGTCGGGTAGGGGTCAAACCCCTGGGTGCGGTCGAAGAACTCGTCCTCGGCGATGACCAGGTCGTAGATGGACACCCGCTTCTTGGCTCCTGATTCGACCAGCCGACCGATGGGGGCCTGCCGGTTGAACAGCTGATTGTCGGACATGCGGCGCATCGCCGGGAGCGCGAAGCGGTTGCGGAAGTTCCGCAGCGGCACGACCCCGTGCTTGCCTTCATCGACGAGTTCGGACAGGTCCGCGTCGCCTTCTTCCCACATGCGGGCACGGGCCTTGCCCATGACCCGTTCGCGGTTGGCTCGCGACAGGTTGGCGAGGAACGTCTGCCCGTCCGCCAGACGGGTGCCCTCGGGGACCGGGATGCAACGGCAGTTGGGGTGGGATTCCATCGCCACGCCCATCGGGAACGCCCGTCCGTGCATCGAGACACAGAACAGGCACGTGTGTACGTCCAGGGTCGCCTTCCAGACCCACTGGGTCACGTCCTCGCGCTGGGTGATGTCGTCGGCCGCGGCCTTGCGTTCGTCCGCGAACTGCTGGTCGTGGACCTGCGCCTGCACGTGGAGGCCGACCTTGCTGACCGCGTCCTTCGCCAGCTTCATGCTGGTCTTCTCATCGACAAGGCCAGCGGTGGA